GATGCTGCATGTAAAACCAAGTAGAATATCTACCAAACTTGTGCAAGTTTCCTTTAAGTACGCTCCACAACGCATCAAAGTTTTGAGACTCATTGTCCCCGTAGTACGATTCGAGTTTTTCACGTTGTGTTCCGTTTCCAATAAATTTCTGATATGATTCGAACATCGCAGGTAGATGCCCTTTGTTCCACTTAGTATCTGTTTGATAACGCAGACGTTTGTAGTTCTTAGAATTCCAATCAGTGATACGTCCAAGGTCAGCAAGTTCGTAGTCAGGAAATTCGTTCTTCAATACCCATGCAGTTGGAAGTTGATAGGTGTTACCATATAACCACGCAAGCCAGATACGTTCTTCATCATTGTGTTCGTAACGATCGTTAAGATAATTCGTAGCCCATACTGCTGGATCACAATCATTATACTGAAGTGACCAAGCATACCAACGGATGAATGCCTCACGTCGGTTTTCTTTTAAACGATAATCCATTATTTCAAAAAGTCTTCAAGTGATGGTTGATCCATTAATGCTTCTCGCAGCCAGGACTTACCCACTGCATCGATAGCAGCCTGTGTCTTAGCTTTCTTCTTCACACCCCATGTATACGATTCCAATCCTTCGGCTAAGAATTGTGCTCTAGCTTTATAAGGTGGTAAGGCTTGTAGTGGGTTGACGATGGCGTTGTCTCTGTAGGCAATTTGGTCGGCACGTGTAGCGAATAGTGGCTGGTCGCTGCGGAGTGAACCAGTGGGGTCAACTGCCCAGAATACCAAACCATTCCTATTGTGCCAAGTGACAGACGTTGGTGTGCATGATATTTTGAGACGTTGGATGTTTCGTTCTTCGACAGCGTATTTGATCCACGCATCCCAGCATTTTGACGCATAACCTTTTCCTTCTTTACCTTCAAGTGTTACGATCTCATAAAGGTTAGCGTAACCATCACGATTGAATGTGGCGAAAATCAAACAAACAACCTCACCGTTGTCTTCATAAGCCAGTGGCAATGACTTCTCATAGTTATGGAAACGAGTCCACAATGAGTGTGCAGCCGACAAGAACTTAGTGTTCTTGCCAGCTGGACTGCTTTCGATAAGCTGTTGTACTTTAGTTGAGTTTACAAGAATCATAATTGATAATCTACTGCACCTTCAATGTCTACCTTCTCCAACGTATGAGATAAGTTAGAGTCGATAGTATGATAGATGTTCATAGACAAAGGTGCAGTTACATAGTTTAGATTGGCTCTGTTAGCAACATTAGCCGTAGAGGTAATTATACACCCAGAATCCAAAACTGTCAAGTATAATGGACGCTTGCCGTTGCGATATGCACGGAGGGTTCTATCAGTTCGGAGTTCGCAAACTGCAAGGCTTGCATCTTTCCAATGTTCTAGTGGGCTGTAATCTTCTAACGATCGTAGTAAGAGTTCTGTGTCGTTCTTCCCATCGCATGCGTATCCGTGCAGGACTTCCCAATCAGCAGGATCGTGCTGAGTAATAACACCATTATGGACAATTGACGTGGTTGCATTTGCTATCGGTTGGTTATACAATAAATCGCTAGTACTATATCGGCAGTGACCAATAAGGTAAAGAGTACCATCACCATCAACCATATCCTCCAAATCATCTAGTTTTCTGAACTCGTCGGCAGGGACGGGTTCTTTGAACGTATGGATCTCTCCACCTTTGAGGTAAGAGAGTCCTGTGGCGTGCATCCCACGAATACGAGATTCGTGGAACACACGTCTAATCATAGCAAAGTGAGCTGCTGTGGGTTTTTCAATCACAGCACCAATAACTGCACACATTAAAAGAAACTTTCTAAGTCGTTTGACTTGATTGACTCTGGGTGATACTTCTTCAACTCATCTACACCAAGTTTACGTTCGCAGTAGTCGTACCATTCTTTATCTTCCCACATACCAGCAGAAACACCATTCCACAAGTGACGGGCAGAACCGTCTTCATTCTTATGACCTGGATGTTCTTTATCAAGACGACGAGACTCAACATATTCATAACGACAATCTTCGTATGCCTTGGAACCTAACTCAAGCATTTTCTCACGGAAATAACACACCAAAGAAATACGCTCAGCATTCTCGTCACCAAGAACAATTGGAGTATTACCATGCATAACTTCGTGGTTGTTGATCAACAGCAAGTCACCTGGACGCACGTTCACAGCAACACGATACTCTGGAGCGATCAAATATCCACCAGTGTAATTACCATTGTTAGAAAGAACCAACAAGTTAGACAAACCAGTCTGCAAGTCACCAGCATCGTAGTGAGCAGCAGTGCGGAATGTTTTGTTCACTGTGATTGTAGTGAATGGAGTCCCTGGAACTAAGAAGCCAGAGTCGAGTTTCTTGGCAGCTTCCATCTGATTGTTGTAGCGCCATGGGAGCAAGTCTTTGAAACCTTTAGCCAAAGATTGTAGGAATGGAAACGCCATGGCAAATTTCTCAGGTTCACGCTGAGTGTAAGATGTTGCACGACCATAAGGGATACGTGGGTAACGATCGAACCAACCAGCGATACCAGACATAACACCATTAGCGTAAGTAGTTTGACAGACGTACTTCTTAACAACACGGTCTGCTTCTTTCTTCATCTCATCAGCATTGAGTTTCTTAGTAGCTTCTACCCATGTCTCAAAATCAAACCCGTCTTTCTTAACTGCTTGGATACCCCAAACGTTGTTACGTGTAGATGGTTGGTCTTTTTTACCTTTGTGTTGAGCACGAATGTCCTCAATTGGATCTTCACCAAAAAGATTAGCTGCTGGGTTAGAGAAGTAGTCGATAACATCGTACTCATACTCAGTGACCCATTCACGGTTACCAAGTTTCTCTGAACGTGGACCAGCTGCCATACCACGGTTCTGAGTCTCTACTGCAGCTTCCCGCAGACCAAGATACGCTTGTTCTTGCTGTTCTTTGCTGAAGTAGTTCTTGCGGAACTTAAACGCAATGCGCAGTTCATCAGTACCCTTGTCGCAAGATGAGCAGTCTTTACCAGTACCGCAGTCAGCTTGAGTTGCAATATCACAGTTAGCTGGCATATAAACGTCAGCGTCTTCATCTACCAAAATGTCGTAATGTGATTCATCAAGGAACTGACCCTGAAGATGCGAGCAGTCATATTTTCGTTCTGCTACAATTACTTTAACCATTTCCTATCTCCTTAAAATTTCCAACCGTCAAAACTCTCAGCCTTAGCACGTTGACCAAAATCACTCTTGTCAAACATCGGTGTATCGTTCTTCATGTGACCAGCATCTGCCAGTCCTTCTTGAGCCGATGCTTCTACGTCGTAGAGTTTCATCTTTGCTCGGTCGACACCAATAACAAATCGTTTGTAAAACCCTGGATCGTTATAACGGTTCTTGAGTTGTTTAACGATGATCTGATTCAACTGCTCTAATTCTTCATTACTTACCAACGCAAACATAAAGTCAGCAGTGGCAGGTAGACCAAAAGATTCTGAGGTATCTTCCAGCCCTGGATCGCTGTTAGTATAACCTGAACGAGTAGTCTGAGTAGCCGACATAATCGGAACATTATACTCAACTGCAAGACCACGTAACTCTTCAGCGATTGCCTTAATATATGTATAAGAGTTAACTGAGCCACCTTGCTTCATACGCTGTGAAGCGCAGATGTTCAGGTAGTCAATCATAATAATATCGGGAGTGAACTCTCGTTTCAATTTCAACTCTTCAAGCAATGCTCTGAAGTGTCCAGCATGGGCACCAGCAGTTGGGTATTCTTTGATGATAAGTTTACCTTGAGTCTTCTTGGCCAACTTAGCCAGTCTAGATTCGTAGATATCCTTGTCAACAACTTTCAATTCGTCCATGGTTAGGTTAAGAAGGTTCGCATCAATACGTTCAGCGATTCGTTCTTCAGCCATCTCCATTGTTATGTATAAAACATTTCGACCAGCGGTTAAAGCACCAGCAGCAACGTGACACATAAACAAAGACTTACCAACACCAGTACCAGCAAGGACGATGTTTAGAGTTTTTCTCGACAGACCACCTTTGGTAATCTTGTTGAACAAGTCCAAGTCGAAAGCAATTTTCTCTTCAATTCGATGATAAAACTCATAACGAGAATTAGCGTCGTCAATATAATCATGACCAACGTGGTTATCAAAAGAAACGGCAAGAGCATCAGAAAGGATAGAAGGAATTGAATCGGTAGTGTATGTCTTGTCACGACCTTCTTGGATTCTGATTGATGTGAGGATTGCATTATATACAGCCTTGTCTTTACAAAACTTCTCTGTGTTGGTCAACATCCAATCATCATTGGTTGGAACGTCAACTAGAGTGTCAAGGAATGTACCAACTTCACCAAGTTCTTTGTCATTGAGGTCTGTACGGTTACTCACTTCAATCGCCAAAATCTCTTTTGTGATTGGCTTGTTATACTTCGTAAAGAATTCTGATATCTCTCTAATTACAACTGATTCTTTTCTCTCGCTAAAATACTCATGCTTAAGAAATGGAATTACTTTTCGGCAGTAATTCTCATCATAAATCAGTCTGCTCAGAATCTGTTGTTCTAATCTCATCAACCCCGCCTGTGTAGGAAATACTATTTTGCTGCAATTGGTCCATAATGATGAACTGCAGCAAGTCACCAAGATATTGTTCTAGTTCTTCTTTAATATAAGTGACACCTGTATCTTCATGCACATCATACTCGAAATGCATTTTACAAGTGTCACCTTGTTCATCAAAGCGAACCGCACCGTAAGAGAAAATTATACCTGAGTATTCACCTTCTGTCAACTTCAATCGCTCTTGCCCAGTTTGGGAATTCTCAAGAACGATGAACGGAGGTTTAGCTAGATGGTCACTCATCGTCTACTAAATCCTCTAAGGCTTTATCCAATGCATCAGCTTGAATCATATCAGACTGACCCATAGAGTATTTGTTCTTGATGTAATCATAGAACGACTTCTGAGTCAACAGAGGCATCCAGAACTCTTTGGTATCAGTATCCTTTAGACGATACTTCTTGTCTTCAACTACACCAGTCTCTTGGTTTACTTGCGAATACCAACCATTGCTAGGCTTGATAACGTGTCCTGATTCGAGTGCAACATCAAGCAGACCGCTCCACTTGCTAATACCACCATCAAAAGATACGGAGACAGGGATTTTAGATTTTTCTTTAACATAACGAGACTTTTCAACGTTGATAATAAAATTGTAACCAACGACTTCAGTACCTTCTTTTTCTTGCTGGCGTCCCAAGATGAAGATGTTGTCGGCTGAGTAATAAGAACCAGTACCACCACCAACGATATCCTTAGGATATAAACCGATTTCTTTGTAGGTGTGGTTCACTACAACCATCGGAATGTCTTTGATAGACAAGTGAGGTGTGACCATGCGGAACAAAGACTTCATCTGCTTGGCACGAGACATATCGGCAACAGACTTACCATCCAAAGCATCATCAACTTCTTTCTTAGAAGCCAAGTTACCGATGGAGTCAATAACAATCATCAGACGATCTCCACGATCTACGTTCTGAAGTT